GTTTCCCAACGTGCAGACACAGCCTTGCTGTCGTCGTCGGCCACTTCGCCTTCAACGTCCATCGGTTCATCTGCCATGAATTATGCGCCCATCCACCCGCCGGCGCGGCGTCGTTCGCGCGGGCGCTCTACAGCCTCATGCACCGGCTCTGCGAACGTCAGCACAATCGCGTCCCATTCGTCAGGGGATCGCACGCCGCGCGCTCGCATATGTTCCTTGCTTTCCAGTTGAAGCCGCTGGTTCACGTCGTAGGAATAACCGGGCCCGCAAGCATCCGCCTGCAAGCTGTCGTGGTCAGGAATGTCGGCACCGCCAGGCTCATCCAGCCAATCCCTGGACCGCGACCACATCTCAGCGCGACGATTGCGCGGACCCGCCGACTTCGTGCCATCCGGCAACAAAATGTGCGGCTCCTGCGGCTCCGATCCAAAATTAATCGGCGTCACCAATTCCAGGTACTTGCCGCCCCAACTGTGCAAAATATCCACCACGCCCGCACCAACGCCGCCGACGTCGATAAACACTCGTGCCGGGCTATCAGCGTCGATTACCTGTTTGACCCAATTCGCGCCGGCAACCGTGTCGATCTTCGAGCGGCTTTCCAGCTTCGACACCTGACGGCCCTTGCGCCAAGCAATCGAGAAACGATCGTCACCGAACCGCGCCGGGTCTACACCGAGCACCAACGGCCCGATGCCCTCGCATGTTGCCTTGCGCGCCGCCAGAACCTTGTCAGCCTTGATGAAGCTATCGTGGCCGGTCATCTGGAACGCTTCATCCGCCGTCGCCGGATATTCCTGCTTGAACAACAACGGATCTTTCAATTCCGCGATCTTGGCACGACGCCAGGCCATCTGTTCCTGACCCAGCTTGTGCGCGGCGGCGTAGAGTTGTTCTTCCTCGTCGAGCCCAAAGCCTTCCGGCACCGGACGCCGGTATTCAGGCTGCCAGAACCAAGGGATAAAGATCGCTTCGTAATCGCCTATCCCGGCCTCGGCCTGCTGCCATCGCTCGTGAAACTCGCCGCCAACGCCGTTCGCAGTAGATTCCAGCACAATCTCAGTGCCAGCCAAATCAGGAATAGCTTGAACAACACCCGCAAAATGCGTCTTTGCATTCGGCCAGAACGCGACCTCCGAGCCGTGGAATAACTGCACGGTCTGCGACCGGCCAACCGCCTTCGCGCCGGCCGTGCCGACCGCGTAGCCGCTTTCGAGAACCTCGAAGCTCAACTCCTTCGCGTTCGCCGCACCCGTCGCAGGCTTAACCAACGGATGGCAGTGCGTATGGTAACGCTCGACCATCCCGAACAGGTTGTTCGTCGCGTCCTGCTCATGCGTCAGAATGAAAACCCGCAAGCCTTTGGCATGTGTGGCACGCCAATAGTACCGGCCTCCGATATAGGTCGAGATGCCCTGCTGTCGTCCCTTGAGCACCAGCGCGCGAACCTTGCCGGTTTTTTCTCGCTGCGCCTCTAGCCTGCCATGCAGATAGAGTTGAGCCTGGTTGAGCGTAAGCGGCTCGATCTGCCCGGCCTTCGTCCTGATCTTGAGACACTTCGCGGCGTAGTGCCGGAAATCATCCCTCAGCCGTCGCCGGATCGCTCGTTCCCGTTCCGTCATCGTCCAATTCGTTCAGCGCGTCTTCGTGGCTGATCGCCAGATTGCCCGACATCTCCACTGCCTGCGCTGGCTTACCGTCGAGGCGGTCGGCAATTTCCCTGATCGCCTGCAATCCGTCAGCGCCTGACGCGATGGCGAGCAGGTTGCGAGCAAGGCCACGCAGGGCTTTCGGGTCGTTGTCACCTAACGCGGCAAGCTCCATCCGCAGCGCATCGCGGAACGGTTTATCCTTGCCCTTGTTGGTGCCAGAACGGCCCTTAACGCCTGCCATTTTGAAAATGCTCAAGTTTTTGGAATGGCGCGCTAATCATCCCCATCCCCTCAAAACAAAACCCCGCCTGTCGGGGCGGGGTGAGTGGTTGTGTGTCTCACTGCCGAGGACTGCCCAACTGCGAGGGCTTGGCGTCTAACGCGCCGCTAAACGAATTCGCGCCCGAGAAGCTGAGCCTCCGGGCGCATTTCGTCATCTGCATTAAACGCGACAATCCGTTATTCGCGAACGTCTGTCAAGCGGCAACGCAGGGTCGATCCCGAAATGGTGGACAAGTTTGTCGAGCCCGGCTCGCAATAGGTCGATAGCGCCGAAATCGGACACCGCGCGATCAATCACCGCGTGATCCTTGACGGCACGTTGAGCCTTATCGCCCGCCTCGCAGCAAGCCTCGAACGCGCGCCGGTATCGAACCTTGATCCGCTCGGCTGTCTCAGGTGCCATTTCCCGACCCTGCGAGACTCCTACGCGCGTTAAATCTATCGCGTGCGGATGAGGACTCGGAATGTCGTAGACCGCACAGAAAGCCGCCGCAAGCTCAGCAAACGCCATCCCAGCGGCGTACTGTGCCGGAGTGATCACTTGCCGCAGCATTGACCGTCCGAAATTGGACTCCGCTTCCGGTCGGTCCCGATATTTCGCCATGACCAGCAATCGGTGCGGCTGGGCACAGACCTGAGCCTTCGGATTGACGTAGCCCCTCGCCAGTTGCCCGTTGGGCTGGCGTCGTCCTGATTTGCGCGGTCGTCCGACCATGATTTGCTTTGCCCCTCGCTTGAACTGGATCAACTCCCGCGACCAGCGGATGCCGGGTCGGGTCACGCGTAGATGTCCTCTACCGGGTCATCCAGCCCGGCCTTGGTGTCGTGGATGGCGTCGAGCGGATCATCCACGCTACGTCGGACAGCGGTAATCGTCGCACCACCCGGGAACGTGTCCTTGACCTTCGCCAGATCAGGATACGCGGCGAGGATGCGGCCGATCTCGTCGAGCGTGTAGACCGTAACCTTCCGTCCATCCGCGATGACGTGACGCGCGCTGGCGTCGTCAGGCACGATGGCAACCACGTAGGCAGCGTTGGTTGGATCGTCCGGCATTCCCGGATCGGTAACAGCCACCTCCCACACTTGCGGGTGCAGCGGCTGCTTGCCTGCGGCGGTCGCCGCCTTGTCGAGCGCCAGCCACGCCGTCGTCATCCGGTTCGCCTCATGACGAACCTGTTCGAGGTCGCCGTGCCAGATCGCCTGGTTCAGCAGGTAGCGCTGGCGGTCGAACTTCTCGCGAAGCTCAGGGCTCACCAGAAGCCGCAATCGATCAGCGCCCCACTTCGCCTCCATCTCGGCCGCTGTCTCATCGGCGCCGTCGAGGTAAGCGCGTCCCGAGATGTACGTGCCATTCGCTCGCGCCCATGACCGCTCATCCGACATGGGGCGGACGGTCGTATCGCCGGCGATGATGTCCTTGGTGCGGGCCATGATCATCGCTCGCAAGCTGCGCGCCCTGAGGCGCAGCAGCTATATTTATATACGCGCTGTGCAGTGCTGCTGTGCATCAGTGATTTCAAACACTTGCAGATGGGTTGTGTGCTTCTGTGCAGCTTCGGTGCATCTGCTGTGCATAATGATTTCAATGACATAGAGACCCCTTCTGTGCGTGCTGTGCATACTCAATCGATACTTCCGATGACTTCCAGACCGGCCGGACGGCCTCGTGACACGCGGTCTCGCATGGCGACGACACGCAATCGCATCCACTCGTCGAGCATTGCTCCGACTTCCTTGGCTGGTACTTCGAACTGCTTTGAAAGGTTGTAGACCGCGAACCTGCCCTCTCGCTTTGACTGAGAGTTTGGCGACATTGGCAACCCTGCATCCCATGCTTCGCGCAATGCGTTTAGCATCCGTCTGGCAATATGCTTGTCGATCTTCGACCCTGCCTTATCTGCTGTGATGAACCTTCCGTTCTCCAGCTCTACCGTCATCGGTTCCGGCGACTCCCCGGACCTCAATTCAAAATGCACCTTGCGGGACTTGGTCTCTTCACCGGTGCGGAAAATTACAATCGCGCTGTCGTAGTAACCGCGAAGCGCGCCGGCACCACGGATCGCCACAAACGGGTCGCGAGCCATATCCTCGGCCGAGGCTTTGCGGGCATGGTGCACCATGACGATGCAAGCGGCCGGATTGACCTCTTGCCGGATGGCTTCAATCCGGCTCGTGAGGAACCGCATCAGCTGCGTGCTATCGTTCTCATTTTCCTG